CAGCAGGTTCGCGTGCCCGTGCTGGCTGATCAGGATCGCCGCCGAGCGGTCTAGGTCTGCGACGCGATCGCCGCGAGCAGCGCGCTGGTGTGGCGCGTCAGCTCCGCCCGCACGCGAAAAAAAAACGGATTCAGCGCGCGCGCCGCGGCCAGTACAGGATGCAGCGCCTGCACCGGGTACGGCTCGAGATCGGTCACCGGAACGCCGCAGAGACGCGCCAGATCGTCGAGCCCGCAGTCGTCGAAGGCCATCGCGTGCAGCGGGTCGCGCGGCGTGCCGGCGGCGAGCTGCGCGTCGAGATCGACGAACCAGGCGCGGACGTCCGCGAACGACAGCTCGCGGACGGTGAAGACGCGGTCGCCGACGGCGACATCCTGCTGCGCGCATGCGATGCTCACTGGCTTACTCCTGGATCAGGATCTGGCCGTACTTCGAGAAGCCCGAAGTGACGACCGTATCGTCGGACTGCACGGCGAAGCTGACTTCCAGCGCGCCGAAGTCGTCGCCGATCAGCGACACATTCTGAGCTGCTCCGAGCTTGCACTTCCAGAATTTCACGCTCAGGTACTTGTTGTCGACCTCGTTGATGCCCTCGAAGTGGATCGAGACATCGGGCGCAGCCGAGATCAGCGCATCGACGCGGGCCGACAGCTTGGGCGTGTAGCTGATGGTGATGCTGTCGCCGCTGGAAACGCTGCCGGTCGTGATCGTGTCGGCAATGAGGATGCCGGCTGGCGACACGGTGTAGTCGTCCGTCAGGATCGTCGTTGCGCCTTTTTTCACCACCGGCGCGACGGTGGTATCGATCAGCGCCTTCGTCGGCACGAATGCGCCAGGGACGATCTTGTAGCCGGCTTCGTCGGTGACCGGGGTCGCAGACTGCGCGGTGTTGGTGCCCCAGATCAGCCGGGCCAGGTTGTCGGCGGTGAAGTGGCGCAGCGAGAGCGTGCCGGAAACGTCGGAAATCCGCTTGATCGAAGCGTCGAGACCGCCAGCGGCGTTGCGGTAGTTGAGCAGCGACGCTTCTTCCTCGGAGAAGGAAAATGTCATTTCCGAGACGTTGCCGACGCGCTTCAGCGGGCGGTTCTCGAAGGTGGATCCGCCGGAGTAGAGCGCCATCGATACCTGGCCCTTGAGGCGGAATGCTTGCATGGTCATGAGTTGGTCCTTTCGGGGATCAGGCGGCGGCAAAGTGCGCCGGAATGGAGAAGCCGATCGACGTGCGCAGCACGCGCCCGTCAAACTGGGTGTCGAGGCCGTCGAGCATCTGCGGGTGTTGCATCGGCGCGTACTGCCACGAGAGCAGCGCCGTGATGCCGTCCTCGAGCATGGACTGCGCCGCGGCTTTTTCCGTCGGCGAGGCGTTCGGCAGGTCGGTGTAGACGGAGAAGCTGTAGGCAGCGTCGTAGGTCACCGCATCGCCGCGCACGGCATCGGCGAGCACCAGGCGCTCGAGGCGCACCTGGCCGGCGACGACTGGCATGGCGTCGTCGGTGAAGTCGATGAGGTCGTAGGTGCCGAGCAGCACGCTGTCGGCGGCGAGCTGCTGCGCGAGGCGGGCGAGGATGGCGGTTTCGGTTGGGGCCATCATCACAGCCCATTCCAGAAGTTGTCGCCCTCTGCCGCCAAAGCTGGAAGCGTGAGGCATTCCAACGTTCCAGCGTCCATCTTTGTCTTGATTGCATCGAGTATCGTCCGCAGATCGCTGACACGGCACTTTGTGGTCGACATCGACCCGTCCGCTGTCGAGGTTGCTACGATTTCGTGGAACGTCACCCAACAATCCGACCCGGCAGCGGCAGCGTTATTGATGATGTCCGTGACGTTCGTGACGTTTGCCACCTGCGATGCGGTACTGCCGGCCCAGGAGGGATTCGCGCTTGGCGCGCAAAGCCGTGGATATCGCGGCATGGCGTCCGCATTGGTGTAAATCAGCTTGTTTGCCGCGGACGAACTGCGCCCAACGGTGAAGCCGGCAGCGATGAATGCATCAAGCGTGGATGTATCACCCGTTGCCGACTGAAACACTCCCTGCGGCCAGACGTAGCAGGCATCGCACCCCGGCACATATAGCCCGTTGTCCAGCAGATAATCGCGCGCAACCTCTGCATCGGCTAACTGCGAAGCCGGGTCGTTTGGATACAACGTGATCAGATTGGAATCCGCCACCCCGGTCGGCCCATGCGCTACACAAGCATTTCCCTGGTTGAGATACGCTCGCAGTTGGTTCAGCGTTGCATAGCTACTGCTTACCCCTCCCACGAGCTGCGGGATAATCGACGCAGTCGATACGATGCCCCTGATCGCGCACTCTACGGCACCGATCTTGAACCAGCTTTCGTATCCGTCGTCGGCGACCACAAAACACCTGCCTTTCGCCGGTTTGTTCGCCACGCCAACCGCATAGATGTAGATTGTGGCCACCGTCGCCGCCACGGGCGTAATACGCAGTTTTGCAACCCCGACCGTGAACGGCCACGATATTGAACCAGTAATGGAGGCTGACGGACGAGAGAACCGCGCAAGGCACGCGCCGCCTTGCTCCCGCCATGAATTGACAGGCGCTGCAGAAAACGTCGCGCCGAGGCTGATCAGCGCGTAGTTGGTGCTGTACGTGGCATCCGGGGTGATGTAAATCGACATCCCGGAAACACCGTCGTCATACCCGCCGTCGTAAGCGACGTACAGGTCGCCATCAAAAGTGCACCCAATCAACTGCGAAAACGATATTTCTGTCGTCGTGCCAGCACCAGTAACAATTTTCAGCGCCATCGTGCCGTTTGGTCCGGTTTCGTAGCTCAGAGTCGGAGACCCCAGAACCGCCGTAACCTGACCGATCGGGCTTGATGCGCTACCTGGGAAAACCTGTGTCGGCGATCTCGATTGTCGAGCGGTGCGCGACCGCATGGAAGTCACACTTATTTGTGATTGCGCAATGACAATATCCGCTTCAGCACCTGCAGCCACCGCCTGCACATCCGCCAGCCGATACTCGAGCGAAGTCGGCACCGTGCTGCCCGTCACGCCGATGACGCCCTCGATCGCCTCGACCGCGTTGTTGAGCTGCGAGAGCTGCCCGGACAGCGGAGTCACAGCGGAATTCGTCGGCGTGCTCGGAGTCGGGTTGGTGAAGTTGTCGAGGGTCTGCGGAAAAGCCATGTCGGTTCCTGTTCAGGTGTTGCGCACGAGTCCGGCCTGCAGCTCGTCGGCGTTGATCCGCCGCGGGATGCCGGTGACGGTGTAGGTCACGCCTTCGGCGGTGATCTGGTCACCGGCCTTGATCGGCGGCCCTGCCAGGAATCGCAGCGTGTGCGTGGTGCGGCTGCCGGCGTTGAAGAAGTCTTCGTCTGCCGTGTCGAGCAGCCCGCGGAAATCCTGCGTTGTGCCGTCGTACTGCGTGCGCGGGTCGTCGTAGCCGCGGCCAGAGTCGTAGCTGTACGCGACCGTGCAGAGGACGGCGAAGCCATGCGGCGCGAGCGCGTAGCAGTCGGCGGCGATCTCGTCCGGATCGCTGCCGACCGGCCCGATGTACTGCCCGCCGTAGTTGTAGCGCGGGTCGTCAAAGGGCCGCGGGGCGTCGTATGGCCGGCCCATCATGCCGCCTCAAGGATCTCGACGCGCCGCGACGGGCGCTCGTCGGCGAGGCGCCGCGCGATGTGCTCGTACTTGTTCGCCAGCGCGTGCAGGGTCATGCGCGCGACAGTTTCTGCCCAGTAGCTCGCCATGCACGCCGAGCCCTTGGTTTTGGTGTCGCGCGAGCAGAATGCGGCGGCGACGTTGTGGATGCGGTGGCACGGATGGCAGGCGACCGACGCCTGCGCGGTCAGGCTGGCCGTGTTGACCCATCCGGCAGTCAGGTTGCGCACCGACGAGTGCGACAGCATGATGATCTTCGGCACCTGCTCCATGGCGACGACGTTCGCGAAGACGGATTCGCTGGCGACGACGGCGTCGACGTGCAGCGCCATGGTGGCGGCAAGCCGCAGCGGCCATTCCTGGCCGACGACAATGCCGTATTCGTGGTCATCGACGACCACATCTTCGACGTCCGGCAGGTTGGCGAGATCGCCGACCAGCAGCACGTGGACGCCCCAGTCCGCCATGATGCGCAGGTACTCCTGCGCATGCGGCCAGCTCTTGAACGGCCCGCTGCCGACAGGCGAAAGCAGCACGGCCGGGCCGCGCAGTTTGGCGCGCGCGCCGACTGCCCACTCGCGCTCTGCGGCGCTCGGGTAGAAGCGCTGCCGGTTGGCGGCCCCTGGCGGCAAACCGGCATAGCAGTGCACGGTCTCGACATAGTTGTCGTCCATCAGCCGCGCGCGCACGTCGTGCGGCAGGTAGAACGCCTGCTCGCTCTGGTGCGGCAGCAGGCGGCCCTCGACGCTGCCATGCAGATTGACCCAGCGATCGTACTTGACTGCCTCATGGCACCAGTATTCGACCGATTCCTCGTCGTTTAGGATGTTGCGCGGCAGGACGCGGAAGGCGGCGATGTGCGGGTCGTGCTTGAGGATTTCCAGCCCGTTCTCGGCGCAGTACACGGTGACGGCATAGCCGGCGTCGTGCAGGTGCGCGGCGACCGATGCGGCCCACAGTGCATCGCCGTTGCCGCCCATGCGGACGATGCCGGCGGTTTTCTGCGGCCGCGGCGCGCGCCAGGGGTGCTGCTGGCCGGCGCCGGCGGATTCCTTGCGGAAGACGAGAAGGAACGAGTACTCGTCGGCATCGCCGCGCACCTGGTGCTCGAGCAGCGACCAGTCTGGGAAGGCGAGCGAGCAGAAGTCGACGATCAGATCTGGCGTAAAGTCGTGCTTGTGGTCCGGGTTTGCGCCGGGCTGGCCGATCCGCGGGTACAGGTCGGCGTGCGGCAGGTACAGGCACAGGTGACCGCCGACCTTGAGAAGACGCCACCATTCGCGCAGCGCTCCGTGCCAGTCGGCGATGTGCTCGAGCAGGTGCGCCGAGAAGACGTTCTCGGCCGATGCGTCGGAGAAGATCGGCAGCGATCCGCCGTCCGGGACCAGCAGGTCCGGCTTGATGTAAGCGCCGAACAGAGCCGAATCGCGGCAGTTGTCGATGCCGACCAGGTGCGGCCAGACCTTTGCCGGGCCGCAGCCGATGTCGAGGCCGCCGCGGGCGAGGTACGGCAACACCTCGTAGCGGATCTTGCGTGCCTCGTAGCCCTGCGATGTCGATGCGGTCCAGACCATGTTGTTCAATCCACCCGGATAGTGCGAATGAATGGCTCGCCGCCCCCGGCGTGGAGGCGCCTCGCCCGTTGGTCCCGCAGGGTAACGGGCGGGCGAGGCAGGGGGGGGAGCACGAGAGACCCTTGGTTCAGTCGATCAGCCGGCCAGCAGGTCGTCGATCTTGGCGAAGCAGCCGGGCTGCCTGACGACGAAGTCGGCGAACTGGTTGAGCGTGATCTTCACCTGGCCGGTGTCGGCCTTGGTGTATGGATCGACGGTGATGTCCGGCGCGCCGAACAGGCCGAGGATGCCTTCCGACCAGTCGCTGCCGAAGATGGCCGCCGAGCAGACGGTGGTCGAGGTGCCCTTGGTCAGGTTGGCCGGGACGTTGTTCGACACGGCTGCGCGGTAGCCGTTGAGCGGGAAGGCGCCGGGCTGCCAAATGAACGGCAAGTTGGTGCCGAGCTGGGTCTGCTTCAGCTTGCCTCTGGTTCTGGTGTTGATCAGGTAGCCGGCGCGGCTGTCCGGTTCGGCATTGGCATTGGCGCACGCGGATTCGAGATCGACGAAGTGCGACCACGCCGGCGCGAGGCCGTGCGTGCCGCCAACGACGGTGCCGATGCCGGTCGTGTTGCGGATGCCGGCGTATTGCGGGCTGGTGCCGTTGCCGTTGATCGACAAAGCTTCGATCACTACCGCAGCGCCCATGACGAGGTCATCGCGGAGCATGCCCTCGATGGGGATTGGCGACTGGATAATGGCCTGCTTGCTGGTCACGACAAAGGCTGCGGCGCGCTTCGGCGACAGCGTCACCTCGGCTGTGAGCGGGTTGGTCGCGCTGGCCGAGCCGATTTCCGTCAGCGTGCCGATGGTGCTTGCCGTGGTCTTGCGCGGGATGTCGACGGTGGATGTGAGGCCGCCGAGCACGCGCACGCCGAGCTGGCCGAGCACCAGCTTGTTGCGCAGCACGTCGGCGAACAGGTCGCCGCGCATTTCGGTCGGGACCAGGTTACCGGCTTCGGTCGTCGTGCCGACATTGAAATCCCGCTTCATGGCGAAGGCTTCGGCCGGGACGAAGAAGCCTTCGGCGCAGCGGCCCAGGATCTTGGCGACGGCTTCCGAGCACTCGCGCTCGAGGCCGGCTTCGCGCCAGTCGCCGAGAAGCTGCGCGCGGATGGCGCGGCCGAGGCTGTAGTGGCGGGATTCCTTCTGCGACAGGCCGACGGAAACGCCGACGCTGGTGTCGGTGTGGCGCGACTGGACCTTCTCGATGATCGCATCCTTGACGCGATCAACGCTCCAGCCTTCGCGGATCCACTGCTGCAAGTCGTTGGGGCCGAGGTAGCGGGCATACTGCGCGCCGATCGACATGAGGGCGTCACGCCGCTCGATCTCGAGTTCGGCCGGGGATTTTTCAATGCTCATGGTCTTGGTTCCGGTGATGATGACCGGCGCTGCGGCCGGCGGGGTTGGCTCTGGCTGCCGGGCGGCGCCGGCGACTGCTTGCGGATCTTCGATGGTCTGCGCGGGCATGACGCCAGCCCGGCCGACGCCGACCGTCGGATCCGCGGGGATCGGCACGATGGATGCCTCGAAGGGCGTCCACTTCGTGACGAGGTACGTGGTCAGGCCCGATTCGGCGCGCGCGGCTTCCTGGCCGGCGCGCGTGTCGAGTTCCTGCCCGGATTGGTGGCGCACGCTGCCGGCCTGCTCGAGGCTGCGCAGGTGCGCGCGGAATTCGTCGCCGGTGAAGGTGCGCGTCGGCTTCCACTGCGAGAAGTCGGCGGCGTCGCCCTGCTCCGGCCGTTCGATTTCGACGATTTCATCGACCATATAGCCGACGCTGACAAGCTGCCGGATGCCGTCGGCGACGTCCTGGCGGATTTCCTCGGCGCGCTGTGCGCGGGAGAAACGCGCGGTGACGCGCAGGCGGCGATCCTCGATGCGCGGATCGAGGACGACGCCGATCTGCTCGTCGGTGTCGTGGTTGAGCAGCAGCGGATGCGAGTTGTCGGCCAGGCGCGACAGGTCGATGGCCTCGCGCTTGTGCGACAGGATTTCCACGCCGAACCAGCGCTCGTAGGGCTCCTCGCTGCTGATCGCCAGCTCGATCGTGCGCGCATCGGCGTCGATCTGCTGCGGGCTTGGCTTGGCGCGGAAGGTGCGATGCAAAATGGCGTTCATCGATCGGCGGCTTTAGGTGGTGATCAGTTCGCGCACAGTTTGGCGATGTCGCAACGGCAAGTTAAGGCAAAAAATGTCCGCATCAGGGCGGCGGCTGGTCGGCGGCGACGGCCGGAGCGGCTGGCTCGGGCGATGCGGCGAGGCCGGCATCCTCGAGCTGCTGCTGCTCGTCTGCGAGTTCGTCGACGAGGTCGTCGAACTCGACGCCCTGTTCGGCCGTGATGCGCGTGCGGCTGGTGAGGCGCGCCGCGAGCAGTACCTGGTTGGCCTGACCGTCCTTGAGCGGATCCACCCACTGCCAGCGGCGGCCGCGGAAGCTCGAGGCGAGCACGAATTTCTGCAGGCGGTCGGCCGGCAGCACGGAGCCGGACTGCGGGAAGGTGATCTGCCCCATCAGCAGCGCCATGGCCAGCCATTCCTCGTAGATCGGCTGCACGAAGCTGCCGATCAGCCAGTCCTGCAGGATCATCCATGCCTCGCGCTCGGACAGCTCGGCGATGCGGGCCGAGCTGTAGTTCACGTCGGTCATGTCGCCGGTGAGGTTGTGCGCCGCCACGTCGAGACCGGCGGCGAGGCCGCGCAGACAGGCTTTGAGGAAGGGGTCGAAGTTGGCGTGCGGGTATTCCGGGTTCCACGAGTTGAGGCGGTAGCCGGGCGGCAGCTCGAACATCTCGCCGGCTTCAACGTTGATCTGCCCAATGCCGCTCGAGCTGCGGCCGTCGAACATCATCGACGAGGCGTCGAGGCTGTCTTCGCTGCGCTCGATGGCGGCGATCTTGCTGGCGCCGATCTGCGCCGCGGTGACCGCGGCTTCCTCGAACTTGTGGATGGTCGAACCGCGCAGGATGACGGCATGCATCCACGTGACGCCGCGTACCTGCTCGGCGCGATCCGGCAGGTAGATGTGGCAGAGGTCTGCGGCGGCGACGCGCTCGACGACGCCGGCAGCCATGGCGAACGATTCGCCCGGGTGCGAGGTCTTGACGTGGTACGCGACCGGGCGGCCGATGGAGTCGATCTCGACGCCCTGGCGGATCGTGTTGCCGTTCTGCAGCCGCATGTTGAGCGTGTCGTCGAGCCGGTCGGACTCGAGGAGCTGCAGCCCGATGCCGTAGGGCAGCGAGCGGTTGCGGATGATGCGGACGATGGCCTCGCCATCGCGTGCGACGGCGCGCACGATCGTTCGCAGCACGGCATAGAGCGACTTGTGGCGGCCGGTGACGTCGGCCGACTTGCCCCATCGCTCCCAGTGCTGCTCGATGGCGTCGTTCGCCGCCTTGTCGAGCGTCGCCGGCCGGTCTGGGTTGCGCGCATCGCGCAGGGCGCGCACCTGCAGCTTGGGGTTCTGGCGGCCGACGATGTTGATCGCGCAGAGCGAGAGAAAGCGTTTGCCGTGCTCGTTGTTCGCCGCGAGCTGCCGCGCGCGGGCGCGCAGGATCGGCAGCGCGCCGTCGAGATCGGCATTGATCGATCCGGACCAGTTGGCGAGGCTGGATTGCAGGCGGCCGACGGCGGCGCCTGCGAAGCCGTAGGTGCTGGAGCCGCTGCCGGCCAGCGACGACGCCCAATCGCTGCGCCCGAGCAGCATGCGCCAGGCGATGCCGACGCGATCGAGCAGGCGGGCCGGTGTTCTCAGGTCCATGTGCGTGGCCTCAGGTGCGGAACTGGATACGGCCGCGGCTGCCGAGGCCGGCGGCAACGCGCGCGGCGTTGTCCTCGGCGATGACTTCCTGCCGGTATGTCTGGCGCAGCTTGATCAGCTCCGGGATGGGGATGTAGCGCATCTGGCGATCGCCGATGACGTAGCTGGCGACGGCCGGGCTCTTGTTCTCGATCCAGGCTTCGATGGCGTCCAGCGCCTTGCGGGCATGCGAGCGCGTATCGAGGACGTCGGTGGCGCCGCCGGCGCGCAGGTCCGGCTCGACGGTGACGATGCCGGATGCGATGGTGTAGGACTCGCCGCCGCCGTTTTCCACCCAGGCGGTACACGCGTAGTCGCCGGCGAGGTAGCCGCCGGTGGTCGCGGCCGACACGGTGACCGAGTGAGCGGCTCCGGCAGCGGTGGCTGTGACCTGGAATCCGGGCAGGATGTGCGACTTGAAGCGGTACTTGAGCGTCCAGGTTGGCGCCGGATAGTCCGGAAGGCTTTTGGTCCAGCGCCAGGTGTCACCGGCGCGCAGGGAGGAAGGTTCAGTCGTCGGGATGTCGGGCATCTGCGGCAGCGTCTCGCAACGGGTCGGCGCGCAGCGCGACATGCGCAGCGCGAGAATCGCGACCCATTGTGGCGACTGGCAGGAGCCGTGTTAAGGCAAAAAACGTCCGCGTGTCAGCGCTTGATGCGCCGGTACAGCTCCATCGCCGCGACAATGCCGAACGGCCCGCCGCAGAGGTAAGCGGCGATCTCGATGCCGCTGGCGTCTGGAGCCAATTTGAACAAGATCAGGTTGGCGGTGCCGATGGCGAAGGAGTTGAGGAAGGCGGCCCAGCGATGGCCGGCGTTGACGACGAGCGACTGCAGGCCGAGGAAGAAGACGAGGCAGAAGGTGGAGGCGAGGAGGGCGATGGCGGTCATCAAGGCAAGTTACGCCGGCGTTATGCGTGAGTGGATTTGCGAATCGCGTAGTCTTTTGTCACAACGCCTGCGCCTCGACCGGCTGATACCACTGTCGCGTTAATCCAAATGCGACGGCCGTCGCTCAGTCGTCTGATATGCCCTCTCCGTAAATGCTCGCGCGGCGAGCGATGACCTCCTGTCGCTGCGCCGTATCCATCTCTGCTTGGCACATCGATCGTAAGAATGTGATATGTATCGAACGGCAAAGCGCTTTTCACGCGGCGATCTGGATTCTTTGGAAAACTGCGCTCAATGTGCACGTTGCTGCACTGAAGCGCATTCAAAAACGACAGGAGAACGGTCAGCTCATCAATGTAGTCCGACACAAGGCTAATTTGCCATTGGCTTGTGTATAGGGGCGCAATGCGTCGCGCGCCGTTTTCAACATCAAGCAACGCCCCTGTCGTGGGAAGCCCAATGTCGTCTAGTGGTGTCCAGATACCATGGTTTTGCCACCACACGTTCGGCGTGCAACGTATGGCCGTGTCGTCAGTTCGCGCGAGCAGAACGCGCTTTGGGCAACTGGTAATGTCTTCTCTCATGTTGCCGTATGCATCGCCGGAGCGATCTTCCAGCCACTCAAGCGAAATAAACTCGTGCGGCAATCGAAGGGGCGATTCGTTATCCAGAGCTTTAAACTCTGTGTCATCAAGAAACCTTCCGCCTTTAGGCAACAAAAACTTCTGCGATGCGTTTGCCAGATCAATCACGTGCCTAAGCCGCTTTCCGTCGCCGTTGAAGTCCGGGCCCGCCAGCATGTCTCGGTACTGTTTTACCATTTGACGACAATAGTTTACGTGTTGCATCATTCTCTCCAGTTTTCATCAAACGCACACAATTTGATAGAGGTCATTTGCTGTTGCTGCTTAGTACCATTCTACCGACCCGTCTGACCTGTCGCTCCGAAAGCCCGAGCGCCTGCGCGGCCTGGCGCGTGGTCGCCGCGGCGGTGCCGAGCGTGCCCATGTCGTAGGCGTGCTGCGCGCGCGGCAGGCGGGCGATGTAGATGCGCTCGCCAGCATACTCCCGGCGCACGAGGATTTCGCCGATGCGGGCGGCTTCGATCGGCGTCTTGCCCTCCGCCAGCGCCTTGGCGATGGCTGATGACAGGTCGTGCAGCATGTCCATTACCTCCACGGTTGAGCGTTCCCGATGCGCGCGACGCGCCGCACGGCGCGCGGATTTTCCTGTTCCTGTCCGCCTTGCTGCACCGGCTGCTGCAGGATGCCGGCGAGCCGGTGCGCGGCCAGCGCCAGGATCAGGCAGTCGAGCGCCTCGTTGCGCGGCCGGATCTGCACCCACTCGGCGAACGGCCGGCCGTTGCGCACCTTGGTTCGCAGCTCCTCGGCGGCGAGCTGCGCGAAGTATTCGTCGTCGAAGGCGGCGGTCTGCGGGAAATGGATGTATCCCGGCCCGGGCTTCTGCAGCCGCAGCCGGCTGTAGATGAGGGCCTTGGCCTGGTCGACGCCGATCGGCTCGACCGGCTGGCCGCGCTTGGTGCGGTTGCGCAGCCGCATGCGGCGCTTGCGGTCGTCCTCGATCAGCGGCCGGCCTTTGCCCGGTATGCCCTTGGTCGGGATGGCCCACGGGCGGCGCGCGCAGAACGCCTGCACCATGCTCGTGTTGTAGCCGGCATCGATGCAGGCGGCGCGCACGCGCCAGTCGGCCAGGAACTCGGCCAGGCTTTCCCACACGGCCGGCTGCGCGGTGTCTCCGGGCAGGATCTCGTGCTCGAGCACCCATGCCTGTTCGCCCTCTCCGATGGCGGCAACGGTGGCCTCGAGGCGGTCCTTCTGCACATCGACGCCGGCGACGACGCGCAGCGGGCGGACAGTGGCGAGGATCTGCTCGGGCTCCCACTGTTCGACGCGGGCGATCAGCGCATTGGCGTCGGCTCCGTCGCCTTCTTCCCGCCACACTTCGCCGAGGTAGGTGTTGATGAAGGCTTTTAGCCCGGCGGTGTCGGACTGCACGTCGAGCCACTTCTGGGCGATCTTGATCCAGGTCAGGCCGAGGCCGACAGGCGCGTACAGGGCGTTGATGTGGTAGCCGCGGATGAGCTTGATGGCCGGGCGATCGGCAATCCATCTGCCCGACTCGAGCATCTGCGGTTTCGAGCCTTCGCGAATCTCGACTCCGCATTCCGGGCAGACCATCCAGGCGGCGGTGACGACCTTCTGCTCCGTGGCGGATTCTCCGTCGAGCGACGGCGCGGTTGACCACCGCAGGTTGCGGAACTGCAGGTGGTGATAGGTTCCGCAGTCCGGGCAGCGGACGTGATACCGCCGGCGATCGCTGCGCCGATATGCGTCGTCGATCCTGGAGAGGCCGTCGTTGGTCGGTGTGCTGATGAGCAGCGTCTTGGCGCGCGTGAAGGTGCGCTGCCGGTTCTCGATCAGCGTCAT